ATAGAGACTCTCAAATACGAGGGTCTCTTTTTTTATAAATATTTTTAGCAAATAATTTTTTTACGGAAGAAAGACATGGCACTCTGGGGAAATAACGATGCAGTAGGTGCTGGTGGTACAGTATCATTAAACTATTCCACCGGTGTTGTAACTGGAACTGGAACAACCTTTGGACAAGTTGGTGCCGCTGCAACTGGTGATGTGATTAGATTTGGTAATCGTTCTGGCACTTACTTTGGTGATGCTGTAATTGTTGGCATTGCTAGCACAACTCAACTTACTATTGGTTCGACTGCTGGTTTAAGCGGAGCTTCAATCGCATCTACTACCTTTACAGTTTCTCAACTTCCTAAGTACACTATTCTTGATTCCAAGTATAGTGAAGCATCTTACGGAGTAAATGATTCATATGTATATGGTGTTGCTGAAGGTGGAATGACTGCAGCTACTGGAACTTCTTACGCTTTAACACATGAAGGTTGGGTTGGTGTCACAACTTATGTTGATGCTAACGGATCATTGAGAGTTAAGTCAGAAACTCTCGTTGCGATGTCCGGAATTACAACTGGTAATGCTCCAGTATTCCCACCTGCATGATAATATATGATCTTTAATGAACTGAATGAGGATAATTTTCTTCTCTTTGCCATTAAAAATTATGAAAATCCCCAGGCAGTAACGAAAGAAGATTTTGATAAAGACTTAAATCATTTCAAGTATATTAAAAGACTTTTGAAACGATATAAGAATACTGGGGAACTTAAAGTTCCCCTTTTGATCAATCACTTTATTGTTCTGTATAACATTTTTGGTGAAGCAGCAACACCAATGCTTTTTTTCAAAATAGAAAAAGATCATTGGTCTGTGATGAAAACGTTTATATTATTCTTGAATAAGATACCTGAGTATCCAAAGGGATATATTCATGATATTCCTGTTGACTTAAATTGTTTAAAAGAACTCCAGAAAATTTTTAAATCAAATGAACAAACTTGATCGAATCATTCAAATGATTAGAGAGCAAATGGTTGCAAATGCTCCTGGAAGTTCTGGTGGTTTTAGTGGTTCTTCAGATCCTAAAGGACCTGTTGCTGGTTATGATCCAATCATGAAGAGAAAGAGGTATGCTAAGGGTGGAATTGGTAGTAGAAAAAAATGGTTAGATTACCTACGATCATCCTTCAATGGCAGAAGAAATTAGAGTTGCTGTATTAGAACAAAAACTTGAAGATGTAAAAGAGATCATTGTTAAGATAGATGATGCGATTGAAAAGTTGAGTGAAGTAAATAGTAATGTAACTAAGATGCTCGCGGTCCATGAGCAAAGGATCACCAAGCAAGAAGAAACCGACTCTTTACTCTTTACTAAAATTGACAAACTCCGTGATAAAGTTGACAGGGATTATGACTCAATTGTGTCACGAGTACAAACGATAGAGAAAAGAGTGTGGATGGCAATCGGAGCAATTGCTTGTATAACTTTTTTGACAAACAATACTCGTATCATAGAAATCTTGACAACAGAACCTCAGGCATCTATAATGGAGCACAGGAACTTTAAGGCTTGATTATGGATTTTGTTGATGTAAAATACATCAATTTGATTTCTCCACGACTTCAGAAATTTAAAAGGGTAAAGAACAATCTCTACAATTTTCGGTGTCCTATCTGCGGAGATTCTCAGAAGAACAAAAATAAGGCAAGAGGATATCTATATCAAGTCAAGAGCAATACAAATTTTAAATGTCATAACTGTGGTCTGAATATATCGTTTAATAATTTTCTAAAACAACTAGATATTAACACTCACAAGCAGTATACATTTGAAAAATTCAAAGAAGGAACTACTGGCAAAAACTTTGTTGTTGATGAACCAGAGTTTAAATTTGAAGTGCCCAAGTTCAAACCAAAGTTGGATTTGCCAAGAGCATCAGAGAATCCTGATGCAAGATCATATCTGGAAAGAAGAAAACTAAACCCTTATAAATTTTATTACACTGAAAAATTTAAGGAGTGGACCAACTCTTTAAAACCCACATTTGACTCCACTGTTAAAGATGAACCAAGGATTATTATTCCTTTGTTTTATCAAGATACACTAGTCGGATTTCAGGGGAGAGCACTCGGTCCCTCTAAGATTAAATACATTACTGTGATGCTTAACGATGATGCACCAAAAATCTATGGTCTCGATGAAGTTGAAAAAACTAAAACTGTATACATCACCGAAGGTCCCTTCGACTCAACCTTCATTCGCAACTCGATTGCTATGTGTGGAGCTGACGGTGATGCTGATAAGTGGAATATTAGCAGGCGTGTTTGGATTTATGACAACGAACCACGTAACACAGAAATCGTCAGGAGAATCCAATCTAAAATTGAGAGTGGAGAGTCCGTCGTCATTTATCCAAACACAGTGAATCAAAAAGATGTTAATGATATGGTTCTGTCTGGACTCGATGTTCAATCTATGATAGAATCTAATACCTATTCTGGATTAGAAGCAAAACTCAAATTTATTACTTGGAAGAAAATATGAGCAACGGTTTAAAGGTTAAGAAAAGAAATGGATCTATTGAGAGTATTGATCTTGATAAGATGCATGTGATGGTTGAGGAGGCTTGTAGGGGTCTTGCAGGGGTCTCTGCAAGTCAAGTTGAGATGAAGTCGGGTATTCAGTTCTATGATGGGATTACTACTTCAGAGATTCAAGAGATTTTGATTCGTAGTGCTTCTGATCTTATCGATCTTGATCATCCAAACTATCAATTTGTTGCGGCTCGACTTCTTTTATTTTCAGTAAGAAAGAAACTTTATGGGAAAATGAGAGAACTTCCCACTTTGGAACAACATATTGTTGATTGTGTGTCTACAGAAGTTTATGATTCTGATATCTACAATAAGTATTCTTTGGAGGATATTGAAAAAGCCGATAGTTTTATTGATCATGATCGTGACTTCCTATTTACTTATGCGGGTTTACGTCAAGTCGTTGATAAGTACCTCGTGCAGGATAGAAGCAGTGGCGGTGTATACGAAACCCCACAGTTTATGTACATGATGATTTCTCTGACAATCTTTGCAGAATATCCAAAAGAAACAAGAATGTCATATGTCAAGAGGTATTATGACGCAATCTCAAAACACAAAATCAACATCCCAACACCAATCATGGCGGGAGTGCGAACTCCGCTTAGACAATTTGCTAGCTGTGTCCTTGTTGATGTTGATGACACCCTCGATAGTATCTTTAGTTCTGATATGGCTATTGGCAGATACGTGTCACAGAGGGCGGGAATCGGCATCAACGCTGGTCGCATCCGTGGCATCAACAGCAAAATCAGAGGTGGAGAAGTTCAACACACGGGTGTTGTACCATTTCTCAAAAAGTTTGAAGCAACTGTCCGTTGTTGCACGCAGAATGGCATACGAGGTGGATCCGCGACAGTCCACTTCCCAATCTGGCACCAAGAAATCGAAGACATTCTAGTTCTCAAGAACAACAAAGGAACCGAAGATAATCGAGTTCGTAAACTTGACTACTCTATTCAAATTTCGAAGTTGTTCTATGAAAGGTTTATCAAAGATGAGGAGATTACTCTCTTCAGCCCCCATGACGTACCTGGACTTTATAATTCTTTCGGACTCCCTAGTTTTGATGATCTCTATGTTTCATATGAAAACGATCCGTCCGTTCCGAAAAAGACTATTAAAGCACAAGAACTCATTCTCAATCTCCTTAAAGAAAGGGCTGAAACGGGTCGTATATACATCATGAATATCGACCATTGTAATTCTCACTCATCCTTTAAGGATAAAGTGGAGATGAGCAATCTATGCCAGGAAATCACTCTTCCAACTTATCCCATTCAACATATTGATGATGAACATGGAGAGATTGCTCTGTGTATTCTCTCAGCCATTAATGTGGGTAAAGTTAAGTCTGATGATGAACTTGAGGAACTTTGTGACCTTTCTGTTCGTGGACTTGATGAACTGATTGACTATCAGAAGTATCCTGTGATTGCTGCAGAACTTGCTACAAAGGCACGTAGGTCCCTTGGAATTGGTTATATTGGTCTGGCTCATTATCTTGCTAAACTAGGTTATGACTACTCCTCACAGGAAGCATGGGATGCAGTTCATGGTCTCTCCGAGTCCTTCCAGTACTATCTTCTGAAGGCATCGAATCAACTTGCCAAGGAGAAAGGTTATTGTGAGAACTTTGGTCGTACTAAGTACGCTGATGGTATTCTTCCAATCGATACTTACAAAACAGATGTAGACGAAATCTCTTCCATTCCATTACAACATGATTGGGAAACTCTTAGGTCATCTATCTTGGAACACGGTCTCAGACACTCAACACTGTCCGCACAGATGCCATCGGAGAGCAGTTCCGTTGTGTCAAACGCAACTAACGGAATCGAACCCCCTCGTGGATTCCTGTCCATTAAGAAATCCAAGAAAGGACCTCTTAAGCAGATTGTTCCACAGTATACTACACTGAAGAACAATTACACTCTGTTATGGGACATGAAATCCAACGAAGGATATATCAATATTGTTGCTGTGATGCAAAAATTCTTTGATCAGGCAATTTCTGGTAACTGGAGTTATAATCCAGAGAACTATTCAGACAATGAAGTTCCAGTATCCATAATGGCAAATGACTTCTTGACTACATACAAATACGGATGGAAAACTTCCTATTATCAAAATACCTATGACATTAAAACTGATGAGGTGATGGAAGAAAAGAAATCCGAATTGGAAAATCTAATTAATGAGTTAAGTTCAGTAGAGGAGGGAGAGTGTGAATCCTGTGCAGTTTAAGGTTTCTTCTGTGGAGGAAACTACTTCGGTCAAAGGTATGACTGTTTTCAACACTGAAAAAGTGAATACCAAGAAACAACCTATGTTTTTTGGTAAACCTCTTGGGGTTCAGAGATATGATTCATACAAATATCCTGTATTCGACAAACTGACCACTCAACAATTAGGGTACTTCTGGAGACCCGAAGAGGTGTCTCTCCAGAAGGATCGTGGAGATTATCACACACTTCGTCCAGAGCAAAAGCATATCTATACTTCTAACCTGAAGTATCAGATCATGCTGGACTCTATTCAGGGTCGTGGTCCTGGAATGGCTTTTATTCCTTATTGTTCTTTGCCAGAACTTGAGGCATGTATGGAAGTGTGGGGATTTATGGAGATGATCCATAGTCGTTCCTATACTTACATTATCAAGAATGTGTACTCAGATCCTTCTGAGGTGTTTGATACTATCATTAGTGATAATCGTATTCTTGAACGTGCCAAGAGTGTGACTGAATCATATGATGACTTTATTCAGTCAGCACAACACTATGGTGTATCAGATACCTGGTTACACAATCTTGAAGGAGTTTCATACGCAAAAGAAACAATTAACGATGTTAAACGAAAACTCTATAGAGCAGTCGCAAACGTTAACATTCTTGAAGGTATTCGGTTCTACGTTAGTTTTGCTTGTTCTTTCGCATTTGGTGAACTTAAGCTTATGGAAGGATCAGCTAAGATCATCTCTCTTATCGCAAGAGATGAAAACCAACATCTAGCCATTACTCAGAATATTCTGAATAAGTGGAAAGAGGGTGATGATCCTGAAATGAAACAAATTATGAAGGAGGAAGAAGAGTGGACATATTCTATGTTTGATCGTGCTGTAAATGAAGAAAAAAGATGGGCAGATTATCTGTTCAAAGATGGAAGCATGATTGGGCTTAACGATAAACTTCTTCAGCAATACGTAGAGTGGATCGCAAATAGAAGACTTAAATCAATTGGGTTAAAGCCCCAATACGATATCTCAGCAAACAATAATCCACTTCCTTGGACTCAGCACTGGATTTCCTCTAAAGGTCTCCAGGTGGCTCCCCAGGAAACGGAAGTAGAGAGTTATGTGGTTGGTGGTATAAAACAAGATGTGAAGAAAGACACATTCAGTGGGTTCAAACTTTAATAGATAGGGGAGAGCAATCTCCCCTTTTTTTATAAATAATTAAAATTGATTGTAAAATGAACATCCAGGAATATTCCAAACTTCAACAATTAACATCAGAGATTCTAAAAGAATCTTCATATGATGGTCCAGAGTCAGTTGGTGCTGAAAAAAATCTATTAGCATCGCAAGGAAAACCTGGATTTAGAGCTCCTGGATATAAGTATGGTGGAAGTCGAGCACCAGATAGAAATAATCCAAAAAAAGAAATACCACAACAACAAAGATATGCTCAAGACTTAAGAGCAGCATCCCAAAGATCCCAACAGAGGCAAATGCAAATGAATTCTCTCAATCCCTTTGATGTTATAAAAGGACATCTTCTTGATGAAGGATATGCTAATGATGAAAAATCAGCACTAGCAATCATGGCAAATATGAGTGAGAGTTGGAAACAAAGTATTCTTGAAATGGATGATTTTGCCGCTGGTGGTGGAAACGCTAAAATGAAAAAGACTGGAATGAGTCGTGATCAAGTTATTTCACTTGGTAAGAAAAATCTAGCAGCGAAACCATCCACATCTTCTTCGGGATCTTCATCTTCTTCAGGCCGTGCATCTAGTTCTACTCCTTCTGATGTTGTTAGAGATCGTTTATCATCTAGAGAAAAGTATCGAGATAGTGTAAACAAATCTATTGCTGCAGGTGTAAGAGGTCCCGCAGAGTTGTCGAAGAAGCAAGCTGCTCAAGATCAAGAATCAAAATTTAATAAATGGTATGAAAAAAACCAGAAACCAGGCCCAAATAGTTATTACAAACCAGGATACAAAAATCTAGCTGGAACATTTGAAAAAGGATAAATGAATATCATATGAAAACTTTCAATACATGTGGAAGATTGTAACCTTTCATTTTTTCATGCCCAAAAATCAAATTTCAAAAGAAGAAATAAAAGTTCGTATTTTAAAACTAAAAGATCGATTATATAAGGACCAACCAAGTTGGGACTCCAAAGGACTTGCTAATAAATATCTCAACGAAGTCCTTGATATAATTGATGAGTACAGATATTGACTATGAAAACCCTTGGAAGTATAATGGGAGTCCTTTTACCAGTGCTGATATTGGGGACAACTTTGGGTTTGTTTATCTCATTACCAATAAGCTCAACTCAAGACAATACATTGGTAGAAAATATTTTTGGTCGTTCAGAACGCCAAAAGGCAAAAAACGAAAAGTAAAATCCGAATCTGATTGGAAAAACTATTATGGGTCTTGTCCGGAACTTAAAGAAGATGTTGAAAAGTTCGGTAGAGAAACTTTTGTTAGAGTTATCTTATCATTACATAAAACAAAGGGCAAAACAAACTTCGAAGAGACGAGAAGACTCTTCTACCACAATGTCCTCACGGAAGCCCTTGACAACGGAGTACCAGCCTTCTATAATAGCAACATCCTCAACAGGTACTTCCGAAAAGATTATTATGGAAACACAGATTGAACCTGTAGTGCAGGTTCGTGATTGGGCAGCTGAAAAGATTGAAACTCTTAGCCAACATGGAAATATAGTTGATCA